CTGGACGTTTAATAGCGTAGCGGACATAGAAGGATCCATCTTCCTGTTCTCGATACTCTACTACAGTATAACGAAGCGGCGTACTCAACGATTGTCTCCGCTACCATGAATTGTGTTATTGGCCACGCGTGCCTCAAGCTTAGCAGTATTGCGTTCAATAACCTCATCTAACGTGTACCCGAGATCGTCGATAAGACAGGTCACATACCATAATACGTCTCCAACTTCATCGATAATCTTACTTGCTTGCTCAACATCAAGTTGACCAGCGGCATCCCTCAGTACCTTTTTTACCTTTCCTGCTACTTCTCCAGCTTCAGATGCTAATCCTAAAGCGGGATAAATTACTGCATAATCGCGACTATAGCGCTTTGTAGACACCACAAAATCTTGATAGCTCATACGGCTCCCCCTAAAAATTGAAAAAAAAATCGCCAACTTACTAATAATAATATTAATAAGTTAGTTTATATAATACCATATATTGAATTAAGACACAACTCTAATGAATAAATAGAATATTTATCATCAAATTTTTTTTTAAATTTATTTCTTTATTTCCCCAACAACATTATAATACTGCTTGTCAAGCTTTTTTATTAGAATTGTATTAGAATCAGATTAGAATTTTTATGGATCGCTAGTAAAAATGTGGATAAATTGTGGATAATATGTGGATAACTTTATGTTAATGTGGATAAGGTGTGGATAATTTGTAAATTATGTGGTAGAATACTAGTAGGTGTATATGCACTTAATTTCTGGTCAGGTGAAATAAATGAGGTACGTGCAATGTTTATTCTGCGAAGAACGTCGACAACGAAAAGATTTTCTATGTAAGTTCTGCCGCACTCTATATGGCCCATACGAAAAAGAGCCATGGTTTTCTGAGTTTGTTGCGATGGAGCGTCGTCAACGAAGTATTACCAAACAAGAATCAACTAATTACGAAGTCGATTTTCTATCGAAAGAGCAAAGAGTTCACTGGGGGTCTTCTCGATCTAGAGGTCGCCCGCGAACTACTGATTTAGTTGAGTCGTACGTTCGTTCTGTGTATCAGGATGATCTTTCTGTACGAAAGCTAACCCTTCTCTGTACACAATCTGGTTTAAAAGTTTCGCGGGAAAGTATTCGTACTATTATCAATAAAATAAAAAATGACAAATAATTCAAATCATTAGTAGAGGGGGAACTTTATGCCGCTTAATATTCCGTCGACTGTCAATGTTACAGTCGGTACTGTCGAGCTTCAAGAGAATGCTCAGACAGTTCACTATCAACAATTTGTGTTGACATCGCCCAATGGAACTCCACTAGGTGATGCATCTAATTTAATTCCGATGTCCGTTGCGGTTTCGGGTAATTATGTTTCAAACTTTAACGCAAACGCTACTGTGTTTCCAGTAGGCGGCGTTTATTATGAAGAGTCTTTGGCCAATTCTCTAACAGAGCTTCAGCATAACGAGCTTTCGGTAAATCGATTAACTGTTCGCGGTGGACTCAAGACTGCTGGAGATGGGCGAGTAAATGAGTTGGTAGGTAGCTCTTCAACTGGGTATGATGATATTTTTGTAACATCAGGTACCTACGTAGGAAGTAACCTACAAGCGCTGAATAGTAATGGCGAGTTTTTTCAGCTTACCAGTACTACTGCACGTCATTTTTATATTCCGATGATCCGTAGTGGATGGCGTACGCTAAGTTTTAGTTTTGTTGCACCGGTGTCAGGTATTATTTCTGTATACCTAGATATGGGTTCTAAAACCCGAGATATTCTCGCGGGTACTTTTAATACTAACGCCGCAGTACGCTACGGCGTAGTTGCCGCATCTATAACAACATCAGGATCGCTAATCGGTATGCCAGCACTCTCTTACCCAGTTAACGGGTTTATTATTACATTTGAGCCTGCAGATACTGATGCAGGCACATACGAATTACATACTACAAGAGGTGCCTAATGAGTGATCCTATGACAGACGAGTCTCTTTCAGATAGACAGAAAGAACTAGTTACTGACTTAATTGAACTTACTGACAAGTTTGGTAAGTTTGGGCCCGGTATAGATAGTGAGGGGTCTCACTACACGCCGGCTGAAAACAATCCATTTAAATCAGAAGGTTTAATCTGTGCCAACTGTGCTTTTTTTAGTTACGATAGTAAGTCTTGTTCGATTGTAGAAGGACAGATCGAGCCTGAGGCAATCTGTAAATTTTGGGTAATTGAGAATGAGTACTTAGGAGAATCCCCAGAGGAAGAAGAGCCAGAGACAGAAGAGGACATGGCTATGGCTGCTCGCTATAGCAACATTGACTTTTCTCCACCCGCTGGTGTAAAAGCCGCAGCAAAACGTGGATTAGTTTTACATGAAAAAGGATTGAGCGGTGATGGACTGGAATCTGCGACGGTGCTTTGGGCTAGAAAATACACTCAAGGTAAACCTGTAAGCCCGGAGCGTGCTCGTATGGGTAACCGATTTTATGGAAGAAATGCCCGCTTTGCTAACGCTCCGAAAGACTCGCCCGCATGGGTTTCTTGGTTGCTTTGGGGTGGAAGTGCGGGTCGTGCGTGGTTCTCTAAGCTTGTTCGACAGATGGATGCCGCTGACAAAAAAAGTTCGGCATCAGTGAATGGTGCAATTTATCTTACAGAAGAGACTTTGCCAAACCCATTTTTAAAAGAAATCTTTTTGATTCTTACTGATTTTGAGCCTAATGCTAATGGCGAAGGAATTCCCAGAGCAGAAGCTGAAAATATTATAAAAACTTCTAAATTGACGCCTATCAAAATATCTTCTGATGGCGACTCTTACGGAGGTCATGCTGGTGCACATCCAATCGGTGCAATTGTAGAATCTTTTCTAGATACGCATAATGGAAAAGATGTTATTAAATCACGCGCTTTTATCTGGAAAGATGAGTATCCCGCTATTTATGATCTCGTGAAAAGTCAAGCTTCTGATGGTAGCTTTATCGGTACGTCGTGGGAAGTCTATTATACTCATTCTGAGGAGGATAGTGGCGTTCGCTGGTTGAGAAATGTAACCTTTGCAGGTACTTGTATTGTTGACAAACCTGCTTACGGTGACAGAACTCCATTACTCAGCGTCGCCGAAGAAACGTCTATGGAACTTAAAGAACTGCAAGATAGAGTAACGGAGCTGACGGCCCTTGTTACTCAGAAGGAGGAGATCATTGGTCAGCTTCAAACTACGATTACGCAATACCAAGAAGCAGAGCGGCAAGCGCAAGCCGAAAAACGGAAAAATGTATTAATGCAACAGCTTAGTACTGTTTTTTCAGAATCTGAGCTTGCTGAGAAAATCGAATTTTATCTGGCAATGGATGACTCTGTGTTCCAAAAAGTATTTTTGGATATGACAAAAAATACTAAAACTGTATCGGAAAAGAAAGATCCGATTCCGGTTCCTGAGCCGACTGCTAATACCGAGTTTGATGCTCGCGATCCTAAGAAATTAGCAGGAGAGCTTAAAAAAATTTTGAGAGGTGAAATTTAATGGCTGTTATTGTATCAACTCAATTCAGCGCTCAAGGTGTTGCAGCCGCTACCATTATGGAAGGCCGTGCTGTTGTCTTGACCGCCTCGGGTGTGAGAGCCGATCTTCCCAATGTAACCTACGCTACTGCGAACCAGACTGCCGGGGTGTACATTGCGTTCTTCCCGCCCGACAACTTTCCTCGTCCGACCTATGAGGACTTGTACAGCGTTCCTTCAACTCGTGTGTACGATTTGACTGATGCGTCGCTTTACGGTGATCCAACGTTCTACAAAAAGCAGTATCTTGTTCCACGCAGTATGTGGGCTGAACCGCTTGTCTACAGCGGTGAGCTTGTTGCGTTACACCGCGGTCGTATTGGCTTAACTGCAAATTGTTTTGTAGACGAGGCTAACATTCGCGTACCCGGCAACATGATCGCTGTTGGTACGTCTGGTAAATTGACCTACACTAATAGTGGTACACATGCAATTGGTATCGTCGAGCGTTATGCTGCGGATACCGGTGTGTTGTACATTACGATGGGAGTATAACGAATGAATAAAGATGCTTTGTTAAAGTCTGTTGCTGAAGTAGCAAAGACCGCAGGTACTTCTCAGTCGGGTAAGTCGGCATTCGCTGAACTCTTAGTTCAGTTGGTCGAGCCAAATCACCTGAGCTTGGATCTGTTTTCAACTTTTATGCCTGCAAGACAGGCCGACTTAAATACGGTCCCAATTAAACGCGTCCGTCGTGGTAAGTACAACATTCAATCGATGGTTCCGGGTACGGCCCACCTTGTCTCACAGCCAACCACGGTACACGACTACCATAGCTATGTATTTGACCGCCTTATTGGTGGTGTGCGTGAGAGTCTTTGGAACGTGCAAAATGGGGCTGTTCAAACTGTAGATCAGATGCGTCAGCAACTTCAATTCGATCTTACCGACAATCTTGTCAGTCGCGTGTTCAACCTTCTCTCATCGACTTGGAACTCAACCGACACTCCAAGTCACTACGCTCAGACTGCCGCAATCACTGCTGCAACTCTAGACACGATGATTGAGAATGTGCTCTACACGGCTGGTACAGTTAAGGCCATTATTGGCACGCGTAAGTCGTTGCTGCCTATGTACAAGTTTGCTGGTTTTCATGAGTACGCCTACGCAGATGGTAACGGTCGTATTGCATACCCAGTAAACGAAAAATTACTCGAATATCTCAATACAAGTCGCGTCTCTGTTTACATGGGCGTACCTGTGATTGAACTTCCTCAAGTATTCCGCAATCAATTGCCAAACTTGCGTGAAGCATTGATTCCTGAAGACAAGATTATTGTCGTAGGCGATAACGCCGGCGAAATTCTTCTCTACGGTGGGACTGAGTACTACGAATCAACCGATGCCACAATCCAACCACCCGATTATGTGCTTCATGCATGGATGCAGTATGGTATGGTTGTTGATATGCCAGAAAACATCGGCGTTGTTAAAATCGTTTAAGGAGTATACTAATGGCACTTAACAACATTTATTTCACTCTGCAGGATAAAATCTATAAGCGATACACAAAAGTTCCAGTCAACGTTGTTGGTGGACTTCGCGTAGATCCGACAGATACACGATTGCAGATTGGATGGGTACTAACAACGGGTGAGGATAGCTACGATTATTCCACTAAAAAGCGTACGAAATTTGTGTACGACGATGAGGTAATTGAAGTCTACTCAGAACCCGAAGATAAGTTATTTCGAAAATTAAATTCGGGGTTGTTTCGGTCTGGTTTACTTAAAGAATATAACGAAGAGAATGAGTTAGTTGACTCGCCAAACTTCGTCAACGATGCTGAAATCTTGCGCGTAATTGAGATTCGATCTCTAGCTGAGTTTGAAGCGGCATTAAAGAAATTCGATGCCGTTGCGACCCTTGAAAGAATTTATCAGCAATTGATTGATCAAGGGAAGTCAGTGAAGAAAGTACAACTCGTAGAGGCGCGCCTAAAAGAGGTTCGCGATGTCGTGGACTGACCAAGCACTAAGTATTCGAAATGCCGCTGAAGCATTTCTAGTTGATACCTGTACAATCCGAAGATTCAATGGCTACGGTGCAGTAGACGGAGAGTACACAGAATCATTTTCAGATGTAAGTAATGTTCCCTGTCGATTAATAAATCGACAGGGGTCAGTACAACAGCAACCTGACTCACAAGAAAGAGCGCTGCAGCTGCTCATCTCCACAAATACAATAAAAATGCAGTTACCGTATGCAACGGAAATAACTGAGAAAGATAAAATTGTATTTAACAATGTAACCTACGATGTTACTTATGTTCCAGCAAAGCATAGCCTTATGGGGGCATTCGTAATTCAGCTAGAGAAAAAGAAATGAAATCAGCTGATAAGATTAGAGAATTTTTAAATTACTTTGAACAACTTCCTAAACAGACAATGAAAGTTTTAAATCAACAGTTAGAGCAAAGTGTAACTGAATATTTAAACTCTTTGACTGCTGCAGAACTAAATCAAAAAGCACGATCTTTAGGAGCAACAGAAGAAGTAATTTCTTCTTTTCCTAAAGTTGATCCTTCTTTTATAACACCGAGTGAGCAGGCCCCTGATCCAGCGGTTGACGCCCTACGTTCTCATATTCATGCCACTGCAATCATGGATTTATACAAACTTACTCATGAGTTTACGTTGGCAATCACTGGTAAAAAGATAGAAGAAAGTTCTATTAGAGCAATTGTTGATAAAGCTGTGCAGCAGGCAGCCGATAATCCAGAAGAGCACCTTAATAAAAATTTGACCTCTTTTATTGATGCGGTTTGCTTACCGATTTCTCAAAAGTTTATGAATTCAATCATACCTGAAGTAAATCACGATGTAGCAAATGCGGTTAATAAAATGTTTCGGTAGGTACTATGATCGTTAACGCACTCTTTCCAAATGTTTGGAGAATTATTGCCCGCGCTTTAACGCAGATATCTGGGCAGTATGGTAGTCGAGTCTATTATAACGCTGCGCCATCAGAGAGCACTTTCCCGTATCTTGTGTATCAAAGCGACTCAAGTTTGGGCGGATCATACGGTCTTTTAAATACAAGCGCTTGGAAAGGTATTGTAACTTTTCGATCGTTGTCTAACTCGTTAGCAACTGCCTCTGATAGTCTTGCAGATTTATTAAGTAAGATTGATCGGCCGCTTACTGTTAGCGGTATACCGTATATCACAATACCGTATGAGGTTCAATTCTACCCGTATAAAAGTTATTCGTTCCCTGTGGAACGTTTAAATAACTCGGCAGTATACACGTCTGCCGTTGGAGTTGAAACATACATTACTCCAAAACTAACGTGAATTTTTTAGGAGATTAACACATGTCAATTGTAAAAGGCATTGAGGGATACCTCAAGATCTACAACGCCACCACGTCTGGGTACGATAATGTCGATTTTGTTTCGCAATGGCAGGCCTCGCTTCGTACTAATCAGGTCGATGCTGGTCCTTTCCTTAACGACAACGGTAAGATGTATACCTTTACGACTACCAAGCGTATTAACGGTTCATTCCAGATTACCTTGCCGATCGATAATCGTGTCACGCACACGCGCTTGATTAACGTGTCAAACAGCGGTGAGTACATTGGTGTGAAGTTGGTTGCAAAGAATGGTTACACCATGACTATTCCTTCAGCCATCCTTACTGGGTATCAAATTACTAACGCCGCAAATAACGAAGTTACCATGAGCTTTGACTTTATGGATAACGGTGGGTTCTCAGTAGCTCCGGCAACTAACTTGGACTACTAAATTATGAATAAACCCCCTCCTATTTAAAATATGGAGGGGGTTTTATTTTTTTTAACTACAAAAGGAGTTCTACATGATTGATTACGCATTTGGTTCAGGAGAATACTACGACAACGTAGATGATTTATTAAAGGATGATTCAATTCTAGAAGTAGACATTACCATCAAGGGGCTAGCAAAACGAGTACGAATTCGTGCGTTGTCCTTTTTGCAGATGGAGAAAATCAACCAACAGTCGTCCAAAAACGGAGAGGTAGACAATATTGAGTTTACAGTAAGTACCTTGGCAGAAGGCCTTGTTCGGCCGAAAATGAATACGGCGCAAGCACGTAAGTTGTTAGAAGCCAATGGGGAGGTTGTACGTGAAATCGCAGAAAACATTTGGACACTTGGAAAAATTAGCAAGGACATGTTCGATAAGTACATCGAGACATTACAGAAAGACGCCGAATTATCGGCCGACAAGTCGGAATAACGGTATTCATTTATTCTTGCGTACTGCGGAATCGACAAGAGAGGAACTGGGTATGTGGATAGATCATTTTCTACTACCTACTCAATTCAGCGCGCTTCACGCACATAAGCTGTCGCTAATTACGTACGCACATCTCGCAGTCGTAATTGTCGCTCGATTACGATCGCTTGAGGGAAGTGTACGAAGAAAAGAAAAATTAGCGATTGAGCAAGA